TCCGAGATTTGATGGTGTTTCTTTAGGTTTGGCTCTCAATAAAGAAAACAGAGATATTATGGATGCAGATCTTAATCCTATATATGATAGTTTAAGTGAATGCATTTTAGAAATAGAAGAGCTAAAAAATGAACTAACTACTATTGTTATGACCAAAACGAGCACAGGGCCAAACGCCAGAGACAGGTGGGATACTCCTGAAGTTAAATTACCAAATGGTAAAAAAGGCAGAATTAGAAAAGATAGATACAGTTCTTTGGTCATAGCAAATATGCTAGCTCGACAGATAAAAAACAAAATTCCAGCAGTCAAATACGAGGTGGTGGGAGGTAATAGAATAGATGTGAAAATGCATAAAGGAGACATGTATAAAGGCCCAGCTTGGTTTACAGAAGCAGCTAATGACGATATATATACTGGAGTATACTACGATTAGGTGTATTATTTTTTAACAATCGTATTACATTTAAATTACAATCAAAATGAACAAATATCCTAAAAGTGAAGCAGAAAATAACAGCGAGTTAATAGGTCAAAATGCCTATGTTGTATGGGGTGATGATCTAGCTAGTAAAAAAGAGGCTTTGTCTGCTTCTGCAGATTCTCTAGACGAATGTATAGGTATTCAAAAAACCTCTGGTAGCAGAAGATACAGTTTAGACTATTCTAATTTAGACACCAACACTTCTGGTCGTCCAGGTTTAACCAAATCAGATTATTATTACTTTCGACCAGACGAAGAACCTCCTCGTAATTTTAAACTTATTGTTAAAAAAGCAGAGGATATATACAATCGCGTTGGTTTGGTCAAAAATGTGATTGATCTTATGGGTGATTTCTCGAGTCAGGGTATTCGATTAGTTCATCCATCTAGACGAATAGAAAAATTTTATCAAACCTGGTTTAACAAAATTAATGGTAAAGATAGAAGTGAGAGATTTTTAAATAATCTCTATAAAACAGGCAATGTTATTATTCATAAACAAACAGCAAAACTAAATCGCAAGTCCACACAACAGATGTTCAAAGCTCAAGCAGCCGATATAAAAATTAATGATATTACAGATGTTGTGCTAGGAGTTAAAGAAATTCCATGGAAATACACATTTATTGATCCTTATTACGTAGATGTTTATGGGGGAGCGGTGGCTTCCTTTTCGAATCATAAAAGATATCAGCTCACTTTGCCAGCAGCTTTAAGGAAAATAATCAATTCTCCCAAAAGTCCTGAGGAAGTGGATCTTGTTAGTAAGTTACCAGCAGCTATAGTTGAAGCGGCTAAGCAAAAAAAGGCTTATCCTTTGGATCCAGATAAGACTGCTGTTTACCACTATAAAAAAGATGACTGGCAGAGTTGGGCTTATCCTATGATTTATGCAATAATGGATGATATTGTGATTATTGAAAAACTCAAGTTGGCAGATATGGCAGCTTTAGATGGGGCTATCTCTAATATTCGTATTTTTAAGTTAGGTAATCTAGAACATAAAATAGCACCAACCAAAGCAGCAACATCTAAGTTAGCTCAAATATTGGGTAATAATGTTGGTGGGGGCACAATGGATCTGGTTTGGGGTCCAGATATAGAACTGATCGAAAGCAATACAAATGTTCATCAATTTTTAGGGGAAGGTAAATACACTCCACATTTAAACAGTATTTATGCTGGGCTGGGTATTCCTCCTACTTTGACAGGAACTTTTGGAGCGGCTGGTACAACAAATAACTTTATTAGCCTAAAAACACTAACACAAAGATTGCAATATGGTAGAGATATTTTAACTAAATTTTGGCAGCAAGAAATTATAGCACTACAAAAAGCTATGGGTTTTAAAGATCCTGCTTTCATTGAGTTTGATAGAATGGATCTTTCGAACGAAGAGGCGGAAAAAGCACTGCTTATACAATTAGCAGATAGAAACTTAATTTCTGATGAGCTACTACAAGCTAAGTTCGATATTAATTCAAGTATCGAAAGAATCAGACTCAACAAAGAACAAAGAAGACGGGAAAACGGGAAAATGTGGCCAAAAGCCAGTCCGTATCATGATGCTAATCTTGAAGGAGGTCTTCAAAAAATTGCATTACAGTCTGGCTCGGTAACGCCAAGCGAAGTTGGTCTGAAGCTTAAGATTCGAGATCCAAATCAAAAAACTAGACTTCAATTACAACAGGACTTAAAAGGCGACAGTAACCCACCAACGAAGTTGGGTAAAGATGATCCCGGTAAATCTTTGCCTGATAGATCAGGAAAGGGTAGGCCTCCAAGCTCGCAAGATACCAAAGAAAGAAAAACAAAAGAATTTGCACCGCAAACAGGAGCAAAAATGATGTTATGGGCGTGTGCCGCTCAAACAAAAATCGATGAAATTATCAATCCTATAATATTAGATTATTTTAACAAGAAAAATTTACGCTCATTATCAAGTGAAGAATACAAATATCTAGAAAATATAAAAACACAAATACTATTTGAACTTAAACCTTTCGGTGTAATTAATTCAGATAGCGTAGCTTCTTTAATACAGAACAACCATAACCACCACACACTCAAAAAATATAATAGTTGGCTAATTGGTATGAAAAATGACCCAGAAAAACCATTGACAGTTGAAGAACAAAGAAATGCCAAGGCCATTTTTTACACAAACACCCATGCGAGATAAAACATGAATATTTTTCAGCAAGAATATGATGACGGCATAGCAGATTTACTCACAGCTAGTAAATCACATATTAGTTTTGCTTCTTTAGCCACGCCGTCTCCAGACCATACGATGATAAGAAATAATTTCAAATCTTCTGCATCATATAATGATGACGATCTATACTATGTACAGTCTATTTTAGTGACATCTAATTGGAATAAAAATGACGACATATTCGATGCTCCAGAGGTTTGGGCAGCTAGAAAAACTCCAGAAGATAAACCAACTAATTTAGAACATGATGAAAAAACTATAGTTGGACATATTGTGTCTAATTGGGCAATAGATGAAGCTGGGCAAATTTTAGACGAAACTATGGCTTCAGATGGCTTGCCTAGTAAATTTCATATTATTACTGGTTCTGTAATTTATAGAGCTTTTACCGATCCAGAATTAAAGTCTCGTGCAGAAAATCTTATTCAGCAGATAGAAAATGGACAAAAATATGTAAGCATGGAATGCTATTTCAAAGGCTTTGATTATGGCTTAAGAGACGCTCAAGGTAATCTAAAAGTAGTGGCTAGAAATCAAGATACAGCATTTTTAACGAAACACTTAAGAGCTTATGGAGGTACTGGACAACACGAAGATTATCAGATAGGTCGTGTACTAAGAAGTATTACGTTTTCAGGTAAAGGTTTTGTAGATAAACCAGCTAATCCAGAAAGTATTATTTTCAATAAGGATGATCTTTCTAAAATAATTTTTGCTAATGAACAAAAAAAACCGGTTTCAGAAAAAACAGGTGTATTAAAAAGTAATAAAATTTCTAACTCTCAAAATGATGGTGTACATATGAATTTAGAAAACGAAATTTCCCAATTACAACAAACCATGGCTTCGATTAAATCGGATTACGACAGTAGTCTTGAAACTTCAAAGTCAGAGATCGAACAGCTTAAATCTTTAAACAATGAACTAAAACAGGAGTTAGATAATACTATGAGTAATCAAGAAGAACTTTCTAAAGCCAATGAAGAAAAAATTTCAGCGCTTGAAGCTCAAGTTGCTGAGCTTAAAAGCGTAATTGAGCAAGCAGAAGCCACCAAGGCAGAACTCGCAGAGCAATTAGAAGCTAATGCTGGCGAACATGATAAAAAAATGAAGGAAAAAGAAGAAGAATTAAAGAGCAAAAGTGAAGAAGTGGAGACTTTGACCACAGAAGTTGCTCAATACAAAGAAGACAAAATGAAGATGGAAGAGAAAATGAAAAAAGACAAAAGAATGGCAACTCTTGTTGAAGCTGGCATGAGCCAGGAAGAAGCAGAGAAAACAGAAGCCAATCTTAATGCTCTTTCAGACGAACAATTTGACTCTATCGCAGAAACTTTCAAAGCATCTTTGGCAGCAAAAAATGAAGAAGAGACAGAGGCAGGAATGCCACCAGCTCTTAAAGAAGCCATCGAGAAAAAGAAAGAAAAAGAAGAAGAATCAAAAGCAGAACAAGAATCAGAAGAAGTTGATGCTTCTGTACTTGAAGATGTAGAATTGGCAGAAGAAGCCGACCTTAGCGTTGGTAGCGAAGTTTCAGAAGAAGTAGAAAATACAAGAGCGGCTCTTGTAGATTTTGTGTATAATAGGTTAGGCAAAACAAACCAAAAGGGAGAATAACAATGGCATTAAAACCTGATCGTTTAGAAACAGTCACAGACGTTTCATTTTTCATGAACAATTCCACAGGCTCAACTATTGAGCGTGGTGGCATAGCATCAATTTCAACAGAGGGTAGCGGAGTTGCTATGGACGACGCTAATAGCGTTGTGGCTTATGCAGCAGCTGCTAGTGGTGCAAAGCCAGTAGGTGTTCTATTAAATGATGTGGTTGATCTTGATCTTACAAGACAACATATCAATTATCACAAAGACGAAGTTCAAAAGGGTGGCAAAGTGACTTTGCTACAAGTTGGTCAAGTAACCACTGATCAAATTTCTGGTACTCCTGCTGCTGGTGACGTTGCTTACGTTGCTGCCAGTGGTCTTATCGGTAATGATTCAGATAGTGGTAATAATGCTCAAATCGGTAGATTCTTGAGTAAAAAAGATTCAG